CGTTTGTACACCTTCATTAATGTTGAAGTTGATTTACCAGAACTCTTGGCATACTTTTTAACACAAGCCGGTGTCTTGGATGCAGAGCCACCTTTTTTGTATTTATCTTTTGCTCTTTCTTTGGCAATCTTATCCATTTCTGCACCAGATAATTTGCCTGCTTTGTATTTTTTTGCTGTTGCTTTTATTTCTGCTCGTCTTTTTTTTGCTTTAGAAGCTGAAAGACCTGCTGTGTATTTTTTTGGTACACCGCCTGTTTTGGGTACTTTTTTAAATTTTCTAGTCATGGTCCAAATCTATATCAATTGCATCTTGTATTGAATCCATCATTTCTTTAGGGATAGCTATGTCTACGTCTTGCAGTAAAGCTTGAACTGTTGGGTTCAAGTCTTCTATTTGCATATCCAATACTGCTTCAAATATATCTCGATATTGTTCTCTAGGCAGCCAATTTGTGCCTCTTTGGCTTCTTTTTTTGCAATCAAAACGCCAAGCTTCATCTAATTGTTTTTCTGTATATAAAAGCATATTACCATTTTTTACAAGACCAATATCTTGCTGTGAATTTATCTTTGGCTGTAGCACACTTGTGTCTAGCCCTAAATGATTTTCTTCTAGCTGGTTGGTCTTTTTTAATTGTCATATTGGCATCGCCAAAACGTATGAGTTTTACCTCATTGCCTTTCTTTGCTAACACAGCAAATTTCTTGCCACCTTGTCTGTCTCTTTTTGGTTTGTTGTAACCAGAAAAAGTTTCACCACGATATTTTAATCTGCCGCTTGGTGTTCTTTTAACATTTTTTGTTGTTGCCATTAAGAACCATCTCCTGCGTTTTTAATGTAAATTATATCAATGCCTGCTGATACTGCTAAATCGGCATTTGATGAGCTTGCTATAGCTCTTACTTCTAAATCTGTTTTTTCTTCGTATTTTAATGGATAGGTAAATTCTTGATTAATAATGTCTTGCGACAAAACAAACTTATCCTGAATATTAAATACACCACCAAAAGGTCTAGCTAAAAATGAAACAGTACCAAATTTATTTGCTACTTCAGTATTCATTGAAATATCAATTTGACTTATATAAGCAGTATAACCTCTTGGTACGGTCCATAAAGCCATAAGTGTTTGATTGTCGCCAATAGCTACTGTTGCGTATTTATTGCTAGGCACACCAAGAGTAGGAGATGATTCTGTTCCCACATAAAGCACACCTGCGTTAGCTCCACCTGTACCAGCAGTATTGACTTTAATTCTGTTAACTCTTATCCAATTGCTTGCAGAACCTAGCTGAACACCATTTTGTCCATCTAATTCAACTGTAACGTTAATTTCATCGTAATTAGCATCTAAACCTGAAACAGTGGCAGTTCTTGCTCCTGTCCCTGCCGCATCATCGGCTGTAGATGAACTAGATATGTATAAAGTAGATGCTGTCGATAAATATGTGTATAACCCACCTTGGGCCCATATGGTTTCTAAAGAGTTATCTATATCTGGGTTAAACCCAAATTTATAATTTGTTTCGTGCCAAGCAATGTGACCCCTTGAGACTTGTAGCTCAAAGGGTTCACTTGTACCTACTCGTGAAATCGAGGAGATTTCAGCACGATTAGCCATACTTCTTCACTAGTTCAAGAATTACTGTATAAGTATCTCCTGCACCAGCTCCAATAGTAGAAAAGTCTATGTCTCCAGTTTTACCTGTGCCTGCATTGTTAGGAATGCCCGTAAAGCTAGAATAGTCGTGATAACCATTTGAATCTGGTGATAGACCAATGGCTAAAACATTGGCTGTGGCATCAAATTCAAGCTCTACGCCCATACCTACGCATTGCCACCAAATTCTATTGATGGCAACACTTGTACAAGCTTGTCCTTTAACATCTGCTGCTAAAGCTGAAACGTCAACTTTCTTAACGGCACTTTCTCCTGTTCCATCACTAATATTGGTAAATTTCAAAACAGCAAGTCTCTCACCGTCTTGAATGGTTTGTGATGTTACTACGTCTGCCATTTATCCTCCTATTACTGGTCAGCAAATGCTGGAGCTGTTGCTCCTGTTACGGAACCCCAAACATACCAGTTAGTGCTATCTTTAGCTACTACATTGATTATTGCAGAACCGGGAACGTTTACTTGTAATTTACTGTTTGAGTTGCCATCTGGAAAAACTACAGAAGCTGCTCCATCATCAGTATCATTAAAAGCTACGTTACCAATAAAATAATTAGTGTTGGAGCCTGAGTCTATAATGAAGTCAGTTGCATCTGCAGCTAAACCACCATAAACAAATTGAAAGCTTGAACCAGCTACTGGGCTAGGCAATGAATATGTATTGTCCTGACCACCATCTGGTACGATTAATACACGACCACTGTGGGTAGCGTTTGTTAAAGATACATTACCATCGGCTAATGCTACTGGAGCCTCACCATATGTAATAATTTCAGTTACAGCACCAGTTGAGCTGTTTTTACTAACGGATTTAAAACCATTTTCGGACCTTACTGGACCTGAAAAAGTTGAGTTTGCCATATTTGCCTCCTTAATACTGTCGTCTTGGCTTGTCTGCTAGGTCAGTCGACAGAGGGTTGATTAATACCTAGAAAATTAAGTATAACTGAAAAAAAGAGAGGCATAAAGCCTCTCCGCACTATTTGATTTTAATAGTTTTTGGTTTTTTATCTTCTGGAATTACTTTTTCCAAATCAATAATTAGTAAACCATTTTCTAATTTAGCCCCTTTGACTTCAATGTATTCGGCTAAAGTGAATTGCAATCTAAAGTCTCTTTCAGCAATACCACGATGCATATATTCCTTATCGGAAACTTTGCTCTCATGGGAAATGTTTAAAGTGCCTTCGACCAATTCAATGTTTATATCATTTTTGGACAGGCCTGCTACAGCCAATTCGACATAAATTTTATCGCCATCTTTGCGAATATTATACGGGGGGTAACTAGGTTGAGACTCTTTAGAAAGTCTTTCTAGTCGGTCAAATAGTTTTTCAAAGCCTAACACCTGACGTGTTAGTAACGGATTTAAATTATACATAAGTCCTCCTTAAAGCAACTTACAAGTTAATGTTGACCTCACCTGAGCATCAACAATTTAATTATAGGGATTTTTTGACAAAAAAAAAGGGAGACCGAAGTCTCCCTCAAAACAAACAAAAGATGTTTTATGCTGCACCCGGAGAACCGAATACACATCTTGGGTCAGAAACCCCAAATGAATATCTTTCTCTAGCTTTAAATCTAACGTTTCCAGTATCGAAATCGCCTTCCATTGAAGTTTGGAGAGGTGTTCTTTCGAAGTATTTGAAACCGTTTGGTGCATCAGTCTTAATGAAGAAAGCATCAGGGTCTGTTAGGAAGTGGTTAATTACATAACCATCAGGTAACATTCCTGAACTTCTGATAGCGTTAATATCGTTATCAGATGTGCTTACTCTTAATTCTGATTTCATCAATCTTTCAGCAACAAACTGAAGTTCTGGTGGAACAATCAATTTGCTACCTTGGATAGCTAATACCAAACCTCTTTCATCTTCATACTGAGAAATATCAATTAAAGCGTTTTCTAAAGATGTTTCATTTAAATCAGCAGGTGTTGAAGGTTCATTTCTAAAAGAACCGCCAAATGCTAATGGGTGGTCTGTAGCACAAAGCTCTTTTCCATCACCATAAGTAACACTTGAACTAAACGCATTGTTTAGCACAGATGCTGACTTAATCTGTTTTGTATGAGCCATAGACCTTGCTAATGCTTTGGTGTATCTAGCACCTAATCTATCATACAAGTTATCTTCAACAGCTTCTTCAGTTAAAGCAAACGCTAAAGCTATGGTTTCGTGGTTGTATCTTGATGTATATGCTTCTGCAGCATTATCAAATGATACTCCAGCACCCTCTGATTTCACAGGGGCATTACCAAAGCCTGTTAACATTACTTCTTCTTCAAAAGCTCTATCGGATGACTCTTGCTCATAGATTTCTTCGTGTTCTTTTTCGTACCTATTGTACTCAAGACCGAAGAGAGCATTCAAACCGGGTTCTAGCTCTTTTACTAATTGACTTCTTGAAATAGCCATTTAATTATCCTCCTTATACGCCGGCAGAGCCGTCATTGTAGAATGATTGGTTTAGAGAAACAATCACCTTAGTGTTTACTGCACCTTTTTCATTTTCTGGGTCTTGTGAAAATCTTACGACTTTAAATTGACCAGCAGATGATGTACCAGCAGTATCAACTTCTGCTTTAGAAATACCTATTGAGGTATCACCTGAGGTGTAAGCAATAACAACCGTATTACCAACATTGGTTTGACCCAATGCTGATGATGATTGAACTTCATACAAAGCACTTTTGTCATCTATGACATAAGCCACAATGTCATCTGCCACGTTGGACGATGACTTTAATTTCGAATAAGTGGGTTTTCCTGAGACTGCGTCTGTAAAGAAACATCCGTTGAAAATACCTAAAACTTTGTCGCTTGAGGCAGTTGCAACGTCAATTTTTCCAGAGCTTAACATCTTAACAGGGTCGCCCATAAATATATTATTACTATTGTCAGATGCTACAGCGTATTCGGATTGACCGTGATTCTGTACGCCTGACCCTAGTGACCCAACAAGTCTAAAACCTGATGGATTATCTGAGTTTGCCATTTAAGTCTCCTATAAATCAAACAATTAATCTTTAGATGGTCTACCACCGAAGGAAACTCTCGATTGCCTTTCGGGTTTCGAGATTGGCATACTTGGATGTGCTTCTTTCATCAGATTATTGTCAACCGCTTCCATTTGTAATTCAGTTTTATTCTGATAATACGCATTTCTTTGGCTGATTAAATCTTCATCTATTTTACAAAGCATTAATCCACCGACACCAATGTATCCTGAGTGTTTTCCATCCTCCATTATCGGCATCTCAAAATTTGGAACTTCTTCTGGTCGCACAAGCTCCCAGCCTTCCCTAAATTTCATTGAGACGTTTTTCCTATCTTCATTACCTAGATATTCAGCTCTTATCCATCTGTACTTAATGCCATCTGGAGGAGTTGGTGTATCCAGTGATGATGCAGGAGCCCAAACTTTTTTCCTAGCGTTGGTATCTCTAGTTTCCGCAGAACGTGGTGTTCTGTTGCTGACGAATCTTCCATTGTTATCTCTTTCAGCCATTTTTTTACCTCTTAACAAATTTTGCGTACTCTTCAAGCGGTACGTTTAACTTTTTAGCCATTGCTACCTCGGAAGGTGACAATCGAACTTCTTTACCTTTAGCCCCAGATGTTATTCTACTAGCACCAGCAACAGTCTGGGATGCCCGTTGCTTCGTGAACTTTTGAGGGAAATTTTCTTTCAACCTCTTGTCTATTTCAGTGTAATATTCATCGGATTTTGGGTCAAATCCTTCATTCACCAAATCTTCATGTATGGCTTTGGCTCCGTTGGTCATTACTCTGTCTTCACCAAACCATTTGTTCTTCTCAGCCCATTGTAAAGCCTTTTCATCGGGCTGTACAGTTCTTGGCTGTTGGTAGTTTTGTAGAATTGGTTGATTGCTTGGTGCTGCAGCTGGTGCTGCGGCTGCTGATTCGGCTTGTTGTTTAGCCAATCTTAACCTTTCTTTTTCAATAGACAGTTGTGAAATTAAACTTTGAGCCTCAACCATTTTATCAACATCGCCTGATTCATGGGCTGACTTATACAAACTTTTAGCATCGTTAAATTGCGATGTAATTCTAGCTTCGTATTCTTTTTGATAGCCTGTATCTAAGCTGTTGTATTTGTTCTTAAGGTCATCGTTTTCTTTCTTAAGTTGTTGGGCGTAGTTATAAGCAGATACTCTTGCTCTTTCTTCCTCACGCCATTTTCTTGTCAATTCATTGATTCTTTTTTGAACGCCTGAATCGTGTTTCTGTAATCGGTCTTCATCAGAATCATCGCTAGAATCATCTGCTTCTAATTGCTCTTCTTGCTGCTCTTCAACTTGTTCTTCTTCAACAATAACAGCTTTTGCTTCTTCACTCATTTTTTTCTCCTATAAAGTTTTAATGTCGTCTGGATGTCCGATGGTTCCAATAACATCGTCATCATTAATTATTCTGCATTCGGCATCGTCTTCAAGCCTAAACCTTAATCCGGAATATCGACCAAATATAATCCAGTCACCTTCCTTACACCAAGGTCCATCAAACTTGTCGTCTTTATATGCAAGAGGTCCAACTTTCAAAACATATCCTGTCACAGTTGCTGCACCTTCTCTATCTATGGTTTCCTTTACCAATTGAATGCCACCTTCGGTTTGGCCTTTGCCACGATAAGGCAATATTAAAAGCCTCCAGCCAGATGGATTTGGTAAACGTTCTATAAGGGATTTATCGAGTTTGCTTGGGTCTAATACTAAATCACTAGAGTCCACATAAGCATCGTCAATTTTCGAAGTCGTCTTCGTATCGCTCATCATTTCTCCTAAGCAGGTCTTTTATAAAGCGTTCTATAGAAGAAAGACCTGTATTTTCTCCTACTAAGAACTGATAATGAGCCATATCTTTAATGCCTCCCGACATTAGGGTTTCAGAGATGCTTGTTCTTGCTTCTCTAATCTCTTTCAAAACTTTCTTTGCGATGTATAAACCATCCATTACAGGCAATCATATATGATGATTTAAAGTAATGTCAAGTTTGCTTAAATTATTTACCTTTTAAAGAATTGTCCTAAGCCAGCTGCAGCTCCTTGCAAACCAGATAAAGTTGGAAACTGTTGGTTTAGTTGAGCTCTAATTTGAGCTTTAAGTATTTCTTCTTGCTCAGGAGTTAATTGAATATCTGTCGGCGGCTGTGCTGCTGGTTCTGACAAAGCTGGTCCCATAGCACCCGGTCCTTTTGGTGGGGTGAAAGGTTCTGTACCACCCGGTTGCGTGACAGGTGGCTCAGGTATTATTGGCGGCTCTGGTATAACTGGTGGCTCAGGAATCACAGGTGGTTCAGGTATCACAGGTGGTTCAGGTATCACAGGTGGTTCAGGTATCACAGGTGGTTCTGGAATAACTGGAGGCTCAGGTATTACTGGTGGTTCTGGCACAACTGGTGGTTCTGGTAATACAGGTGGTTCAAATGGGTCAGGCAATATTTTTTCAGGTGGACCATAAGGTGGAAATGTTGGTGCCGGTGTTGGTTCAGGAGTTGGCAGCGGCGGCAGTGTTGGTGCCGGTGTTGGTGCCGGGGTTGGT